CCTACGAACAACAGTTACAAGGCTATAGAGTTACACCGCAAACTCAAACGGGCGCTATGCCCCGTAACGGTATGGTAGCTTATGGCTTATCAGTTGCTAACAATGTAATCCCCCAAGACTTTAAAAACGCCCAAATGTTAGCGGCTTTCTCTATTGAATCAGGCGTTGATACTAACGCTGTTAAATCTGATGCCGACCTAGCAAGCTTTACGGTAGTAGGTGTTTATGCTGAAACTTATCAGTCAGGCGCAAGCACTCCAACCATCGCAGAAATGCCAGCGGTAGGACGCACACTTGCACCATATACTAATATCGGTTTAGGTGGTGGACTGAGTCGTGAGCCTATGGGGTTCTTGGGATAATGGGTAGCACTAATATACAAGCAAAGGTTAAACGTGGTTTAGCTAAGGCTATTAATAAAACTGGCTCATCTACTAGCGAGAAAGTTTATATTGTTAAAGAGTCTGGTGGCAATAACGACCCACTTAACCCAGTAACGCCAACAGCGCAAACACTCGAATTAGTTAGCGCTATATTCACAGAGTACGATACCAATAGTATTGATGGCAATATACAAGCAGGAGATAGAAAGCTTGTATCTAATAACGATGTACCTGTAGTGATTGGTGAAACTATCACACAAGGCTCGACGAGTTACATTGTAATTGATGTAGACACTAAAGCGCCGACCTCTGATGTATTAGCTTATATTTCACAGGTAAGGGTTCAGTAATGCCTTTAATTGGCCGCCAAGCTATCAATGAAGCTATCGAGGCTAAATACCTAGAAGCTAACGACAACATACGTGGCATTTGGCTATCTGGTTTAACTGTTGTAGTACAAGAAACACCAGTTGATGAAGGTAGAGCCAGAAATAATTGGTTTCTTTCTGTATCGACTCCATCTAGTGCGACAACTACAAGTAAATCAAAAGGCTTAGGCGCTATTCGTCAATTGCGATCAATGCCTAAACGAGTTTTAAATAGAAAGTTATACTACACAAATAACTTGCCTTATATTTCTAAGCTTGAATATGGCGGCTTTACTAACAAATCTAGCACTGAAAAAACAGTGGGTGGCTTTAGTAAACAAGCTCCTGGTGGCTTTGTAAGAAAAACATTAATATTAATGCAGAATAAAATAAGGGCGTTAAGTTGAGCTACATAGATACTAAAAAAGCGCTAATACAGCAATTATATACATCAGGTATTAGCCCTAACGATATAGCTTTCGAGAATAAAAACTTTGACCCTAGCGGTAAAACTCTTTGGTATGCTGCTTATTTCATTCCTGCAACAACTGAGGACTTAGGAAAAACACCTAATTCAGCAGATGAGAGTCGCGGTATATTTCAAGTAAGCGTATTTATTGAGTTAAACAGCGTTACTTTCGATGACGATCAATTAACAGCAATAGACAATGTTTTAAGTGTATTTAAGTATAACACTCAAACAGTGTATAATAGTCAAACGGTTAACATTTCAAACTCTACTGTCAATAACGGCGTAGAAACAGAAGCTTGGTTTCAGCGAGACATAAGCGTCAATTACTTTACTTTTACAAACAGAGGTTAAAAAATTATGGCTAACGGAATTAATGGCGGCTTGTGTATGGTTTATCTTGGCACTTTTGCTGCTAAGACAGAAATTGTTGGTCAAGGTGATGCAACTATCACTCATGGCGGCGCACCAATTGAATTAAATAATAAATCTAGTGGCGGTTGGCGTGTAAATCTTGACGGCTCAGTATCTACCAAGTCGATGGATATTGCAGTTGATTTTACTGTTTCTGATGACGCAAGTGTACAAGCTTTAATTACAGCGGCTTTTGCTGGTACGGCTGACACTTACACAATGGATTTTGTCGATTATCATTACGAAGGTACTTTCACTCCTGTTATCTCAACTGAGACAGCGGCGAAAGATACAGCTACTACTATATCGGTAACGTTCCAATCTAGCGGTGAAATCGTAAGAACGGCTGTTTAATATGCAGTTTAAATTATGCTATAAGTCTTATGATTACAAGCCTAATTTACGCGCCATAAAAGAGTTTAAAGAGTCTACAGGTTTAGATTTGTGGGCTACTTTAACTAACTTTTTAGGTGTTTATATTAAGTGTCGTAGTGATGGCGACACCCTGACTGATACCATCCAGAAACTATCTAAGATTGTTGATTTTGTACAGGCTGCACAGTTATTTTATTGCCTAGCAAAGCAAGAATCCTCAGTTAGTATTGATGAGATAGAGGATGGTATGTTTCACGCTGGTATTTTACCTAGTGAACGCGAGCATGACATGAGTGAGCCATACCCCTTTATCATCTATCAAATGTGCCTAGATGTTCAGGAGTATCATAAGCAACTATCTAAAGACGTAAAAAAGCCACAAGCTCTTTCTTAATATCTGGTAAGCAGAAGAAAGAAGCTAATACCAACGAGTTTGACTATTTTGCTTGGTGGGCTTACGCAGTAAAAAGTTTAGGTATAGCACCGTCTGAAGCTTGGACTCTTGATTATTGTGAGCTAACAAAGCTGATGGATGCTCCAGAAAAGTCAATACAAGACGGTTCTTTTATGGTCAACGCACAGCGGAAGATGAACGGTATGCCTGAAAACGAGGTTTTAAATAATGTCCACTGAGTCGCTAGTAATAGAGCTTGACGCTAAAACGCAGAGGCTAGACGCTAAATTAAGAAAGACAGAAAAGCGCTTAGATGAATTAGACGGCAGCGTTAAAAAAACTGATAGTTCACTGGCTAAAATGGGCAGTGTTGCCGGTGTTGTAACCACTGCTTTAGTTAAAACAACAACCGCCGCCATTGCTTTGGGTGCCGCTATTGGTGCAATGACACTCAAGGCAGCAAGTAATCGTAAAGAGTTAGAGCAATTCGCACGACAAGCAAAAACTACAGAGGAAAGCTTTCAAGGTTTAGCTTTTGCCACTAAGCAATATGGTATTAATGCCGAGCAAATAGCTGACATTTCAAAAGACATCTCTGATAAATTAGGGGAGTTTAGCGCTGCCGGAGCTGGCGCTTTCCAAGATTACGCAGATGTGATGAAGCTAACCAAAGAGCAAGCTAAAGAGGTGGTTGTTGAATTTCAAAACCTAAGCTCTGAAGAAGTTATCGGGCGCATGGTTAAGAATTTAGAAGATGCTGGCGCTACAGGCAATCAAGTCACTTTTGTTCTTGAGTCGATGGGCAATGACCTCTCTAAATTAACACCTTTATTCGCTAATAACGCCGAAGAATTAAAGAAGATGAAAGAGCGTTTTAGCGATGTTAATTCAACTCTTCAAATAACAGCAGGGCAAGCGGAAAAATTAAAAGAAGTTTCTACAAGTTTTGACCTGTTAACGACTGGCTTAGGTAACGCAGCAACAGCAATCAGCGCAACTATAGCGCCCGTTGTTGATGACTTCTTTAATGATATTATTGATGTCGTTCCTGGTGCTACACAGACTATAATTGACTTTGTAAACTCGTTTCTTGATGCTGAAAATATCACCTCTATTGCTGGCGTGAATAAGGAGATAGAAGCATCACAAGAAAAGATATTAGAGTTAAATGAAAGGCTTAACAATAAAAGATTGCGCGGCAGGTCTTACGTAAGGCAATCAAGAATAGAGGAAGAGGAGCGACTTGTTGCTTTAGAGGCTCAACTTGAAGTATTGAAAGAACAGGAATCATTAGCTGATGCTAGACAGCTTGAAGGTGGAGAGATTGGTGGCGAGGTTGGTGGATCTACAGGCATAAGTAGCTCCGGCACTGGTGATGAAATAGAAGCTATCGCCAATAGATTTAAAGAGGAAGAAGAGCTATTAATAGAGAAGCTTGATCGTGAACTTGTTATAGTTGGTGGTAATAAAGAGTTAAGGCTGCAGTTAGAGGAGGAATTCTTATCTAATATATCCGATTTAGACTCACAGGCCGAGTTAAAAAAACAAAAGCTAGCCATTAAATCTTACAAGGCAGAAGAAAAGATAGAGAAGTTAAGGGTTGGGTTGGCTGGTCGGTCAGCGCAAACATTACTATCTAATTCTTTATCAACGGAAGAGAAACTATTCTCAATAATCAAAGATAGTTCAGCTTCGGCTATTGAAGCTTACGGGCTAACCGCTGCTGCCAAGGACGTTGCGACATTAGGTACCTTGGTTGGCACTCCCATTGGCGCGAAAACAATAGCATGGACTCAGGTTGCTGCTGGGATAGTGAGATCTATCCCTTTAGGTGGTAGCGCTGGCGGAGGTGGCGGAGCTAATGCGTCAATAGGTGACGTTAGTAATGCGCCGCCCTCACAAGAGGTGCAGCAAGAGTCGGAGCTATCAAGCTTAAACTTAACAGCTCAAGATGAAGATAGTGCAAGCGTGTTAACTGTTAGGTTTGCTACTGATAGTGGTGATGCTTTGTTAGACGCTATAGCTGACGGACTAAACAACAATCAAAGGCAGGGTAGATGATAGTAACAACTTCAAATATATTACTAGGTCAAACGCCTACAGTATCTAATGGTGCAAATCCTACTTTCGATCCTGCTAGTGTGACAGACCCAGACTTTTCAACTGCGTACACTGCCAGTCAAAACGACAGACTAACATTTGACTTCGGAGCGACACAAAGTATTAGTTATGTTGCGTTTGCTGGTATAAATATCGCTGGTAATAAGGATTTTACTAGTCGCTGTCGTGTAAGAGATGGCGACACTATAATCGCCACTACATTTATACAAAGAAATAACTGTGTTGTGGTAAGTTTTGCTGAAAGGACTTTTTCTAATTTAAGAGTAGGGCTAAGAAATGGAGCGGAGGATTTGCCGCCTAGTGTTAGCTTTATTGCTGCCGGTGCCTATTTTACAGTGCCGAACAGTGGAGAGGTTTCAGGTTATAACCGTCAGTTTCTAAACAGAAACAGAAAAACAAAAAGCTCACTTAATGATTTAGCAGCGCCCACATCATACCTAACTAAAAAGGTAGTAGCTAAAGGTGTATTAAACTTACCTAACATGACTAGGGAATTCAGTGAGAACGAATGGCAAACATTCTTAGATTTTTCTGATGAAAACTATTTTTTCATTAGAGAGCAAGACCCTGTTGGAGATACTACGCAAAATAATAGCGCTTACCTTTGTTTTGAGCCGTCAGGAATTAAAGTAACTGCACACGCACAGACAAGAGAGTTAAATAATGTATCTATCGCCTTTAAAGTATTTAACGGACTGTAATTAATGAGTACATTTTTGCAATCGCAAGGATTAATGAATCAAACTCATTTTTCCATCATCGAAATAGATTTACCTGTTGTTGAGGGTGTTTGTACTGTCTCAGGCGAGCCGGGTTTTGGTACTCCTTTATCTTGCGACCAAACGAGTAACGCGACACGTACATATAAATTCACACAGGTTGATGCTCCTTTTAATATCCCTGAAAGCGGCGTATTAAGACTAATAAAATCTATTTCTGAAACACCAGCTAAATTAAATAGCGGTAAAGGGTTATCTAGTCGCGGCACTGCCTCTATATCTTTTGTTGATCAATTCAATAAAGACCCAAACCCAGACGCACCAGCGGTAACGCAAGAAGTAACAGAGCAAGGCTCTTTTTTTGCCAAACTCGCAGCTAGAAACGAACTAACAAATAAAGAAATAAGAATAAAAAACTACCGTGTAGAATCTGACGGGACTATTGATTTAGAATTCGGAGCGCAAACACGGCATTATATTATCGAAGCTGTGAACCCGAAGAAAAAAGACGAATGGCAAATCACATGCAAGGATGAATTAGCGCGTATTAATATAGGGGATTCTGTTTGGCCTTTACCTCTTGAGGGTTCGTTAAGGGCTGATGTAGATGATTCTGTTTTAACATGGCCTGTTGACGCTAATGTAACTTATCTTATCGGTGACACTGTACGCTCTGGTGATGAGTTTTTAAAAGTATCTGCTGTAGCTAATATCGGTACGGGTTCAGCAACCATAACAACGGCGGCTCGTGGTGTTGCGATAATATACACAAGCTTTTTATCTTCAACAGAGAAAGATTCTCACGATTCTGGTGATGAAGTTTATGTGTGTGAAGTGTCAGACGATGAAAGAATAGATGACCTATTAGAGCGTATATTGATTGATATTGGCATAGATGCGTCAATGATACCCAAGGCGGAATGGGCGGCTGAAATTGATGAATGGCACCCTACAACAAGAATAAATACCTTGTGGATAGAGTCAGTATCAACAAGTGAGGTATTAGAGAAAATACTTTCTAATTTTATGATTGATATGTGGTTTGACCCCGTAGCTAGATTAGTAAAAATATCTGCTATTAGTGCTTGGCAAGAATCTACCTCTACATTATCAGAAGATGATCAAATAAACTTTGAGTCTATATCAAGAAAAAGAGAAGAGAATTTAAGATCTACTAGAGCGCTGATTATTTACCGCAAAGACTTTTTAGCCTCCCCTGATAGTGTTGAAAACTTTAGAAGCGCATCACTATTCAAGCGCACAGAATTAGAATCGCCTGATTTATTTGGAGAGCCAAAAACTAAGCGCTTTGAATTCTCTTCAATCATAAGTAAAGACGGTGCTGATTTATTAGTTAACAGGTGGGTTAATAGGTATATAAATCCATTTTCTTATAGCTGGATAACACCAGAAAGAAAACTTAATTTTAATACTGGCGATGTTGTTGATATTAATTCACGCTCAGAAGTCGGGTTTGATGGCTTGCGCTCTAAAGTATCACGCGCACAAATAACATCTATCAAGCCAAATTACAGAGCAGAGGGTAGAGATTACACGGTAACAGCGACAAGTTACGAGCCTCTATTTTCTACAGGCTCAGAGATAATAATAAGCGGCAACGTTACAGATATAAACTTATATATCCAATACGCCGGCGCACCAAGCGAGCCGGTCGAGTTAACGTTTATATTTGATGGTACTGTAGGAGGTAGTTCATCCGGCGTTATCCCTGCAATTAAAGCGGGCGCTTTCCCTGTTGGTAGTAAGATAATTTTTATTATGGCTAACGGAGCAGACCTACAAGCCAAAGGTGGTAATGGTGGTGCGGGTGCTGACGGCAAGAACGGATTACCAGCCCCGACAACCACGCCAAGTAACGGACAAGGCGGCGGCATTGTTTATGATGCTATGGGTATCGATACAGATATATATTTTTCTGGCGCTACTCCATCTGTTAACTTCCCTAACGCTGATGGCTACATAAGAGCGCCTAGTGGTGGTGATGGCGGCTTTGATTGGCAACAAGTAGCTGCTGAGGGTTTTATAGGTGGTAGTGGTGGTAATGCTGGTGATGGTCGCGCCATAGGTACGGGTGGTGATGTTGGGGATAATGATGGTGGCACTTCTACCAATGGCGAAAATGGTGCAGAAGATGGCTCTCGCTCTGGTTGGGGTAATGATGGCGCAAACAATAACGCTTTTGGTGGCTCAAAAGGCAAAGGGGTTGTTGATAATGGTGCAACGGTAACTTTCTTTGGTGAAACTCCTGCTCGTTATGTGAATGGCGGCGGCGACCATTAAATGATAAAATACATAAAAAGAGGAATGTAAATGGCTTGCGTAGAATTTCAATCTATATGTTATACGGCTGGTGACACTGTAACAATAGATTTTCAATATCTCAAAGATGATGGAGAAACACCGATACCATTAACAGGTGCGGCAGCACAAATGCAACTATTGGATGCTATCACAGATGTTACTGCTGTTAAGAATATGACTGGCGGCATAACTGATGAGGTTAACGGTTCAGGCACGTTCTCGCTAACAAAAGTAGAGTCACAAGACTTACTCCCTATAGGTGATCCAGCAGCTTCGATTAAATTCGTATCAGTGATTAAGTTTACATTTGCTGATACTACAACAAAAACCGTAGCGGGGCTTAATGTAACTATTGAGCAAGGCGGCATAAGATGACAGCTTTAGCTTTATATAAAGGGCGAAAAGGCGTTGACGGCACTAATGGCATTGATGGTCTAGGCTCTGCTAATACGGATGATTTCACAGTTGATAACCCTATACTTGATTCATTACAGTCCAATAGCCTGGCTAAAAACGCTTTTATCACCTTAGATAGACTGAGTGAAGGTAGTTACGTTGACAGGTACGGGAACAATAGATGGGCTGATGTTGCTACATCTGCAAACTTTGTTGATTATTCAGAAGATTTTACACAGTGGACGGACACCGCCGGTCGATGGTCTATAATCGGTTCTACAGCCGATCCATTTGGTGGCTCTGATGCTACAGAAATAAATCTAGATTTAGACACAGATAACCCAACTTTTTTAGATCCTGTTTTAGAGAGTAACGAAAACGGCTGGATTGCTGGTGGTTATGTCACCATTTCATTTTGGATTAAGTTAATCTCAGGCACTATAAACAGCGTGGATTTTGGCGCAGGAACAACTAAGTACCAAGTAGGTGAGTTAACAGGCAATTGGACTAGAAAGGTTACAAAGATTGCTGTTGGTGGTACTGGTTTTTTAGCCTCCATAAACCCAAGAGGATTAACGGGCGCTAGATTTGGACTGTATGGCGTACAAATACAATCGACAAATTTAACTGATTACATTAAAACAACCGGCTCACCTAATAACGCTAATTACGAAACTTTAATATCAAGACAGAATAATAATGGTTACTTGATAGAGGAGTCAAAAACAAACCTAATACATCACAGTAACGACTTTAAAAACTGGACTGTAACAGATGGTACTATAGGTGTTTATTCTGGCAAAAACCCCTTTGGTTTATTAAATCAAGAGGTGCAAGTTTTATTCGCATCACTGCCAACCGTTACCATAGAAACATCAACAGGCACCTTAACTCAAGGCGTAGAGTATAACGTTTCTTTTTATGCCTTCGTTGGGGGTGGCTCATTAACTAGCCTGTCACTTACGCTAGGTGGTGGAAACTTGGTAGTAAGCACGACACCATCTGTATTAGGATTTGAAAGGATATCACTAAAAGCCACCGCTGGCGCTAACAGCAATATAATCATTAGCGCAACCAGTGAAGCATTAAGCGCATTGCTTTATATATCAAACATTCAAATAGAAACAGGCGAGTTATCAAGTTATTTTGAATCAGGCACAGCAGCGCAAACAAGAGCCGCTGAAACTGTAAGTATGACTTATGATTATAATTACCCTGCACCAAACCTACCTTGGTCTTTTATATTTAAGAATGGCGATATTAAAAACAATTCAGATGTAAAAACAATCTTTAGTAACGGGCTATCTGGCAGTGATGAGTTTTCATTGTCATATACAGGCAGGATGCTGACATTAACCAGTGGGTTAAATACCTCTAGCTTTGATACGTTTGATTTTAATAAAGTCGCTTTAACTTATGACGGCACAGACCTAAGAGTTTATAACGAGCAAACACTAGTTAATACTGATACAGTCGGCAGCACTTCAACTATCGGAACTAGCGCCTATTTAGGTTATAATGGCACAGATGAATATATAAACGGTTATCTAGGTAAGTGCATGTTCTATAACGTAGCGTTAACTGATAATGATATTATTTACTTAATGGGGGCTTAAATGGCTGTTACAGCACTAGATACACCTACCTCTATATTAATTAGAGAGAATGGCGCACAAGGCACAAGCGGAACAAATGGCATTGACGGGGTGGGCTTTAACGGGGTTCGTAAATCATTAATAGACAATCCGCTGTGCTGGCTATACAAAAAGAATGACTTAGTTAATATAATTAAAAACGTATTGACTATTATTCGCCCGTCTACCGGTAATTTTACAGATATATACGGAGTCGCGCAGGTGGCACCAATCGACACGCCACGCGAAGAAGTTAGCGGGTGGCTTATAGATAATACAGACACTTATGCTTTTGATGTTGCTGATAATGTTCCATTACTGAATAACGGGTTTAGTGTTGTTCTCCGTGTTGGCGCTTATGCGGAGGCGGCGGTATTACAGAAAATATTTACAGTGCCAGGTTTAAATGGTGACTTATTGAGTGTTGGTTCTGACGGTTCCGGCAATTGGGTTGCCACCATTCGAGGTAGTGACTTATTGGAATACAATGCCACAACAGTAATCAGCGCCACATCTGCAAGCGCTCAAACCGTGATAGTGAATTATACAGGCGGTGTGTTAGACATTTATATTGCTGGCGCATTAGCAGGAACGGCAACAATAGTAACTAGCTTGACTGACGGTTTAGACTTAACATCTAGCGTTTCAACTACCGGTAACTTTACTTTAAATATGCAGGGCTTGAGGTTTTACGATTTTATCTTAAACGCTGACGAAATAACTTACATTAATTAAGGAATTATTATGGCTACATACGGCCCATGCGGGCAAATAATTGTTGAAGGTGCTGGATTTGCCACTAGATTTGCCTCTACAGCAATAACGCTAGGTAGCGGACAGTCAAGTACATTTATTACATTGACACCCCCGTCAGGCCAAAAGGTTAGATTAACAGCTTTACAGTTAAGCGCTAATAGCGAGACAAATATATCAGTAGATATAGGTAGTGAGACAGTAATAACAACAAAAACATTGGTAGCCACAACCCCTAATGCTGCAAATCAATTTTTTATCGGTCAGCTAGGTAGCAGCTCTAGATCAGGCACATACTTATGGCTAACAGGAAAGGTGGACGAGGTTATTACAGTAACTAAAACATCAGGCTCTACAGCTAACACAGTTCAGTACGCCTACGAGTTCGGAGAATAAAAATGCAAAAACTAATAGACGGTTTATGGGAAGATTGTACACAAGAAGATCTTGTTGATGGTGATACCTATAGAATATCTGTAGGAAACGGAGGCTGGCAACAACAAACATATAAAACCCCACAACCACCAGAGGCGATAAGAACAATATCAACAGGTGCAATGCAAAGGCGCTTCACAATAGAGGAGGAAGTTTTTATTACCTCTGATGCTGCCGCAGCCGTTATTAAATCTCGATTACTTAACGCTAGTTATTGTGATTTAGACTTTCAAGATACTATCGAAGGGGTTACTTATATCTGCGGCATTCTTGCGGCTGGCGCTGTAATTCCTGATGCTACTATTCGAGCTAATGAATTATTGGTTGACGGCACAGAAGCTGAGCGCTATCCTTAACTTGTTTCATGGAGTTATCGACGGGTAACTTTTAGCCGCTAAAGTTTAAGAGTCTTTAGCGGCTTTTTATTATTTAATCTCTATCGTAAATCTATCCGGCAATAAAAATAACAACTCCTCCAATGTGTCTTTTGTATTGGTTATATCTGGTACTCCATC